CCCGACAAAGAAGCTACATATCGGCGTCAACGGTGAGTATCTGACCGATCTAATCAAACTGTTGGACGGTGAAATTACCATCTCTCTCCCGGATAACAATCAATCATCGCTGCTCATCAAAGCCACCCCGCATGAGGGCGAGACGCTGAGCTATGTCGTCATGCCCATGAGGGTTTGACAGATGCCCAGGGCTATTAAAGGCAGGTCGCGGTGGCGGAGGGATGAGTTAGACACCCTCTGCCAACTGGCAACCCAACGAACCAATACTCAACTCGCAGATATTTTAGGTCGTAGCGTGGCTTCTGTTGCTTGCAAAATAGCACTTCATAAGCTACGGGGAAAAGGCCGCACAGAACAGGTAGTAACACCACATCGAGTGGCGCGCATGATGCAACTGTCGGAGCGCATCGCCCAACTCAAAAAGATGAAAGTGACGGCAGTCTAATGGCGCTCAGAGCCGTACCGGATCACCCAAAATTCGCAGACCTGAAAGCCAGGCTTGGCCGCCCAAAATGTGTGGCGCTTGGTTGCCTTGAGGCTATCTGGCACTTCGCTGGACGATTCACGCCCCAGGGAAATATTGGCAAATATACCGATCAAGCCATCGAGGCATGGGTCGAATGGGACGGTGACCAGGGCGCGCTGATTGCCGCATTAGTTGGCGCGGGATGGTTGGACGCCGATCCGGTTCACCGGCTGCTTGTGCATGACTGGGCACAACATGCTGATAAGGCCACAAAGCAAGCTCTTGGAAGGATCAAATTGCCGTTTATTGATCCAACCGTACACACACCGGGCGAACAGTTGGAACACGCCGAGCCTAAACCTGTCCAACCGTACTCACCTCCTGTACCAGTACCTGTACCAGTACCAGTACCTGTACCAGTACCAGTACCTGTACCAGAGACAAAAGCAAAAGCCCACACGAAGGAAAAACCTTCGCATGTAGTTTTACCGGCATGGATTTCCGCAGAGGTGTGGGACGCTTTCGAGGAAATGCGCCGCAAACTACGAGCGCCGCTTACTGATTACGCCCGCAAGCGCCTTATTGCCGAACTTGTGAAGCTAGAGGGCGAGGGCCACAAAGCCGAATCCGTGCTGAACCAAAGCATCACGCGCGGTTGGCGTGGGGTATTTCCGCTGAGCGCCGATAACCGCGAATTGCACCAACCACGGTCGGACGTTCCTCGCCCACCCACGCCCGAAGAACAGGAAAAGCGCCAGCAGCAGGAAGAAGCCGAAGAGCGTGAAGGGTACGAGATGTGGTTGAGTATGAGCGATAAATTTCAGGCGGCTAACCCGTGGCGCGGGCGAAAGTTCGACCAGGTGGAGGCATAGTGGCAGAGCAAACACAACTAGACGTGAGCAAATGGCAAGCGGCAACGCGCGGGTTCGTGTACACACCGACGTTGTGGTTTTTCTACCGGATGATCGAGGTCGCGTATCTTGACGCGCGCACGATCTACCCAGCCAGTGCGCCTGGGCAGAGGACAGCAGCCGCGCCGTGCACCGCGCCGCCGTCGCTGTTGAGTGGGATGGCCGTGCCCGTGGTTTTTCCCGAGGATGAGCCGTTGCCGGCATCGGCGCTGAAGCATCCCGGCAAACCTACGGATGAGGCGTTGCTTGCGCGCGATTGGATTGCACGGTCGGAAGCCGCGCCGACATGGGTATACGCGCTGGGCGCAGAGCATGAGTTTCTGAGCTTTGCGGAGTGCTGCCAGATTTTAGGGATCGACCCGAAAGTGGAGAGAGCGGCCTTGCTCGAAGCAATTGACAAGGCCGTTGACAGTGACAATGACGAGGCCTGGGCGCGCTTGGATGAGCTGAGTGCGCGTGAGCCTCAAGACGACGTGGAGCCTCTGTTCGATGCGCCACGGGTTGTACCGGCGCTGGATCAACTGGCGTTGTTCGCGTAAGGAGCAAGAGCAATGAGCTATATCACGATGGATCACGCGGCATGGATGGAGTCAAGCCTCCGCGCGTTCAACCGAATTGAACAGAGCAAGCCACGCCGGCGGTTGCGCGAAGTGCCGGAGACACTTACTCCGTTTCAGCGCCGCGTGGTTCAAATCATGGGAATCGTCGGTGGAGGAATCTACAACGCGCCCATCTGTGAAGTCCAAAGGATCGATTGGACTCATGGATATTCTGGTGTCTCGCTCACATGGAAACGAGACCTTGCAACGTGGGACTTCAATCAACTCACGATGCTAGTTTTTCTCTGCCATGAGGCGCGCATCCGCTGTGAGATTGAAGCGGTCGCACCTCACGTGATGAGGTTGTCATTCTGGCAACGCGGTGAAGACGGAAACATGTCCACACGGCACCCGAACTTGGCCGAGGCTGTTGAGTCATTCCAAAAAGCCTTACCGGCGGAGCATAACATCCGGTACGAAAACCGGGAGCGGGCAGACTTTTATCTGCCGGAATAGGAGATGCAATGCAGACTTACAACGATATGACAGTGGCGATTCTTGACGATGTGCCGGATGCCAACGGAACGGTATGGTGCAAAGAAGTGGTGAAGTTCGACAGCCGCGTTCCGGTAACTCGCGGCTTCGATGGCAATCAGGTGATAGGCCAGGCAACCTTACGGCTTGATGGCACAGTGCTCAAAGCCACGCTTGAGCTGTCCGACTATGCCATCGATGACGTGAACGATGTTACTCCGGCCGTATCGGGCATGGTCAACAAAATGACGCTCCGCGATGACGGCAATAGAGTGATGGATGACATCACGCTCAAAACCGTGGGCTTGTGCGATGCACCGAACAGCGACCCGCGTGTTCTTTCACTGGGAAAGCAAATCCTCCGGCAAACCATCAAGGTATTTGCGATGAACGATTGCGATTGGTACGCCGGCACAACGGCGGAGGAAGCCACGCGCGGGATGGCAGAAAATCTGGGCTTTGAAACCACGCCGGAAGCTATTGCTGAAATGTGCGAAGAGTACACGGTAAAGCCGGTTGAACTGTCCGACGAAGATCTGGAACGCAAGATGTTTGCGGACGATGATGAGGACGGCGCAAAGAGCAATGTGGAGCGTTCATTCCGCGCACAACTTGACAACATGATCGCAACCGGCGAGGAGTTCCCTTGCTTTTTTGCATCGACGGAGTTTTGAGAGACATGCTGAGTTATGTGTCCGTTTGTTCTGGTATCGAGGCCGCCACTGTAGCTTGGCATCCGCTAGGTTGGCGGCCTCTGCTCTTTGCAGAGATTGACAAGTTTCCCAGCCGCGTGCTGGCCCATCACTATCCCGAGGTTCATAACGTTGGCGATTTCACGAAGATCACGAAAGAGCAATGCGGATCAGTTGACTTGCTTGTTGGTGGAACTCCCTGCCAAGACTTCAGTATCGCAGGACTCAGAGAAGGCCTGGGCGGAGAGCGCGGCAACCTCACACTTGAATTTCTTAGACTGGCTCAGCGATTGCGGCCCAGGTGGCTGGTATGGGAGAACGTGCCCGGAGTGTATTCCTCAACTTCCCACACAGTTACCCATCGTGATCCATTGCGCGCTGACGGAGACGGGGGGGGGAGAATCTGGCAAGACGTATACGCAGACGAAGCACACGCTTTCGCCTGTCTCCTGGCCGGACTTCAAGAACTCGGGTATGGGTTCGCCTACCGAACTCTGGACGCTCAATACCTTGGAGTTCCCCAGCGCCGCCGTCGCGTCTTCGTTGTCGGACATCTTGGAGACTGGAGACGTGCCGCAACGGTTCTATTTGAGCGCCAAAGCATGTCAGGGGATACTCCGCCGCGCAGAGAAACGCGGAAAGACGTTGCCCCTACGATTAGCGCACGCACTAAAGGCGGTGGCGGCCTCGGGACGGACTTCGACCTCGACGGAGGATTGATTGCGTTCGGTGGCAATAACACTTCCGGCCCTATCGAAGTTGCAACGGCGCTTAATGCGTGTGGCACCGCTTCCGGCCGGATGGATTTTGAGAGCGAGACTTTCATCACTACCACGCTCGATGCCAGCTATGGAAGGCTTCAAGGTTGCAGCGGACAGGACGCCAATCACGGCCATTCAATGCTCGTGCCGGTGGCAATCCAGGAACGTGCAATCTGCGAGAATCCAGACGCCGGGCCGGATGGCATTGGTATCCGTGAGGATGGGATAGCGTTCACGCTCGAAGCCCGCACCGTGCCCCAGGCAGTTGCATTCCAATCCAGCCAAAGCGGTGTGCGTGAGGTTGAGGCCCACGCAACCCTTGACAGTAACAACGGGTCGAGGCGTCACAACGGAATTGTTCAGCATGATGCCGTGCGCCGTCTCACACCGCGCGAGTGTGAACGGCTGCAAGGTTTTCCCGATGACTACACGCTGATTTCTCCCAAGACAGCAGATGGACCGCGCTACAAAGCACTGGGAAACAGCATGGCCGTGCCGGTGATGCGCTGGATTGGGGAGCGAATCGCCATGGTTGACCGCCTCATCCCATAGCGTCCAACCAACTCAGCAACAGGCTCGGCTCCGGCTGGGCCTTTTCTTTTGGGCGTGGTGATCCCGGTTGGGCTCGAACCAACAACCCTCAGCTTAGAAGGCTGATGCTCTATCCATTGAGCTACGGGACCGCTGTTTTCAGTCTAACCGAGCCGCAATTGACCTGAAACGGGAATTTTCTCTACCTAGAAATGGACAGCGTTAGAAAACAAAGGCTTTCTTGCGCGGTTTTCGGGTTTGGGTGCGCAATTGGGTACATGGGCAGAAAAACAGGGTTGTCAGTGGCCAAGATTCGCGCACTTGAGCCAAAACAGGATCGGTACATGGTCAGTGACGGCGGCGGCCTGGGCTTGGAAGTCCAGCCAAGTGGTTTGAAAAGCTGGCGCTTGCGCTACAGACTCCGTGGACGGCCTGGGAAGATCAACCTGGGCCGTTTCCCTGCTCTCAGCCCTGCGGACGCACGACAGCGGCGCGACGTGCTTTTGTCGGCCATCTCTGCCGGAACGTCTCCAGCCGAACAGCGCCGCAAAGAGAAACTTGCGGAAGAGCGCGGCGAAACCGTTAAAGCGTTCGGTGAGAAGTATTTGACCGGCCATGTACAGCGCCGCCGGCGGGATGTTGCGCCCATGCGCCGGTATTTGGAGCGAGACGTGTATCCGGTGATCGGCAACCGGGCAATCGGCTCGATCCACACGGACGATGTGCGGGAACTGATCTTCAAGCGCGTTGAAGACGACAAACCGCAAAGCGCGCTGGCTATCCGTAACTTGCTGAAAAGATTGTGGGATTACGCGCTTGTGCGCGGTGTTGCGGATAAGAATCCGCTGGCCGCGATCCCCGCCAAGTTTGTGGCGGAGATGAGTGAGCGCAATCGATCACTGAAACCGCCAGAGCTCGCGGTGTTTGTCAATGCCTTGGATGTGGCTCGGATTCGTCCCGATCTGAAGGCGGCTTTGTGGTTCATTCTGTTGACGTTGACGCGCAAAGGCGAGGCCAGGCGCGCGCGCTGGGATGAGTTCGATTTGGATAAAGCGGAATGGGCGTTGCCGGAAGCGCACAGCAAGACAGACACGCCGCTTGTGATCCCATTGAGCCGGCAAGCTGTGGAGTTGCTGAGAGCACAGCGCGCACGGCATCCACGCGCAACCGTTGTGTTCCCAATGCGCAGTGCAGATCACACACCGATTGCAGCCAGCACACTCAACCGTGCGCTGAGCCGTATCCATGTGAAGATTGAGCACTTTACAGTGCATGACCTGAGACGTACAGCAGCCACCAACCTGAGTGAGCAAGAGTACAACACCGACGTGATTGAGAAGGCGCTCAATCACAAACTCAAGGGCGTGCGTGGTGTGTACAACCGCGCCCAATACGCCAAGCAACGCGCCGAGATGCTGCAAGCGTGGGCCGATTGGCTGGATGAACTGAAAGGAAAGTGATGTATCAAGAACAAGTTCAACGACTTACACGGGTAGCTGACGAAATAGAAGAGGCCACTGCGCGAGCTATCAAGAAAGCAGAGGCGTTGGCTACCACCACAAAGCGTTTGGCGGATACCGTTGCGCAATTACGGGCCGAAGTGAATGAGAATTGGCGCGTTATCGCGAATCAACGGTAAGACAGAGATAGAGGGCGGTTGCGGATCGGGCACAGCTTGGCAGAATCGGTGCAGCGCTTGACAGGCCGGAGATGCCAACCCGTAGTAAGCGGGCTGTGAGGCGTAAGCCAATCCCATTGATCATGCTCCCACACGGGCCAGCCGCCAACTCTATTGGAGGATTATCGACAGCAAGTCATTGATAATCAACGCGATGTGACCCAATCAACAGATGGGCCTCAGCAGCGCCGCCCCTCAAAGGTACTTCCTGGCTAGGGAGCGCTGAGGGTGACGCGCCAGTCCCCGTGTGCCCTAGCGCCAGACTTTTTTAACCCCATTTCCGTTTCCGCGCCTATGCCGAAAGACGAAAACCCGAAAAACTACTCCGCGTTGCCCGTTTCGGACGTTGCGGAGCTGCTTGGAGTCACCGACCGGCAGGTCCGTAACTGGATCAAAGACAAAGGCTTACCGGCCAAGTCCGATCCGCGCGGGCGGTTGCTCGATTGGCCTACCACTTTGCAGTGGTACGTGGCGTTTCAGATGGACGAAAAACGCGGAAATGGCGGAAATCGCCGCCCTGAAATCGGCCCAGATGGCTCTGAAGAGCCTCAAGAGACGTTCGACCAGGCTATTTTGCGTAAAACCAAGGCCGAAGCGGACCTAAAAGAGCTTCAACTTGCCCGCGAGCGCGGCGAGGTCGCCTCCATCGCGGACGTTGAGCGTGTCCTGGTTGGCGCGAACAAGTCCATCCAGACCCGCATCCTTGCCCTGCCCTCATCCCTGGCCCCTCAGCTCATCGGCATTGACGACCGCAAGCGCATCAACACAATCCTTGAGCGGTACTGCAATGACGTTCTGAGCAACTGTGCCTCCATCGACGCCGTGCGTGAGGCCCGCACCGCCCAGCCGGAGGACGCGGAAGAATGATCGTCCCTGAAACGCCTAAAGCTTACCAGCGGATTATTTTCCTCGACTTTGACGGCGTATTGCGCGTCCGCCCGAATCCGCGCGCGCAAAGGGAATGGAGTCGGCAAGCGTGCGAAAATCTGCAAGAGCTACTGAAAGCTGTCCCGGATGCCAATCTGGTTATCAGCAGTTCGTGGAGAGAGAATCGGCCCCTGCCGGAATTGCGCGCGATTCTTGCAGCCGCTGGCATTGATCCCACCTGCATTGTAGGTACAACCCCTAAGCGTCTGGACGGTTGCCGCGTGTCCGAAATACGTGATTGGTTGGAGCAAAACCCCACGCATCATCACGTGGCGTTGGACGATAACCCTATGCCGCCAGCGGTTGGTGTCAATTCCATCCACGTAGATTTCAGACGTGGACTGACCGCGCGGGACTGCCAGTATGTTTTGACCTCATTGCATTGCGGGGAGGATGCTGTATGAGCACCGCCCGCCGCCCCTACATCACCTCCGCCGAGGGTTGGGATTACCTGGGCCGATCCTTCCGCAAGGCGCACCGCATGTTTGCGCCTCCGCCCAAGCTCTCCCTGTCCGAGTGGGCAGACCGTTACGCCTACATCCCCAAGGAGTCCGGTGCCTTCCCCGGCAAATTCCGTACCGACTTCGCCGAATACCAGCGCGGCATTCAAGACGCCTTCACCGATCCTGACGTAGAAACCGTCGTCATGATGATGGCCGCGCAAACCGGCAAGAGTCAGATACAGCTCAACGCCATCGGCTACTACGCACATTGGGAACCCAGCCCGATCCTCTGTGTGCAGACCTCCGAACGCGAGGCGGAAAAGTTTTCAAAGAACCGTATCGCAAAAATGATCCGTGACACGCCCGTGCTGCGCACTCTCTTCCCATCCCCGCGCTCACGCGACTCCGGCAACACGCTGCTCAACAAAGAATTCCCCGGCGGCGTCCTCATCATTGCCGGTGCCAACGCGCCCGCCGGCCTGGCCTCCATGCCGATCCGCGTCTTGAGCCTTGACGAAGTGGACCGCTGGGAAGACTCCGCCGGCACTGAGGGCGATCCGGCGGATATTGCTGACAAGCGCACTACCACTTTTTGGAACCGCATCAAGTCCATGGCCTCGACGCCGGGTATCAAGAACTTTTCCCGCATCGAGCGCGCCATGGAATCGAGCGATAAGCGTCGCTACTATGTCCCGTGCCCGCACTGTGGAGAGATGCAGACCCTCGAATGGAAGCGCCTCAAGTGGGAAGTTGACAAGGTAGAAGGCAGCCGCCCGCACGTCCTCTCCTGGTGCTATGTCTGCCTCAACGGATGCGTCATTGAAGAGCGCGCAAAGCATGAGATGATCCGGCGCGGAGAGTGGCGCGCCACGGCGCAGAGTCACGACGGCAAGACGGCCGGCTTTTATCTCAACGCTCTTTACTCACCCGTCTTGGATTGGGTGACGATCATCCGCGAGTGGCTCGAAGCACAGACCTCGCTCGAATCCATGAAAGTCTTTGTCAACACCCGCCTGGCTGAAACGTGGGAGATTCGTGGCACTGGCGCAAACATGTCAGAGCTTGAAAAGCGCCAGCGGTTCAATTACGAAATTTTGCCCTCCGGCGTTCTGTGGCTCACCGCCGGCGTCGATACTCAAGATGATCGCCTGGAGTGCTCCCTGTGGGGATGGGGCCTTGACGATGAACGCTGGTCCATTGAGCACAAAGTTTTTCCCGGCGATCCGTCTTTGCCAGACACCGACCCGTCAAGCCCCTGGGCCGCGCTCCGCATCTACCTGTTAGAAGACTGGGAACACACCTCCGGCGTTACCATGCGCATTGCCGCCGCCCTGATTGATTCGGGCGGCCACCATACCGAGCGGGTGTACGAATTCACCCGCAAGCATGAGATGCGGCGCTGGTACGCCATTGTGGGGCGCGCGGGCATTGGCCGCCCGCTGCTCAGCTCTGGAAGCCGCGTCGGACCCTACAAAACCTTGCTCTATACCGTGGGCGTCGATAGTGCTAAGGAGGATGTATTCACGTCCTTGCGTGTCAAAGAGTCCGGTCCGCAATCCACCCATTTCAGCAATGCGCTCGGTAGTGAGTATTTTCGCCAACTCACGGCAGAAAAGTTTGTTGTCACCAAACGTGGTTTTGAAACAACTGGCTCGTGGGTCAAAACCTCCGAACGCAATGAGGCCCTCGATTGCGCCGTCTACGCGCGCGCCGCCGTCAGTGTGCGCCGGCCTAATTTCAGAAAGATCGCCCGTAGTCTCTTCCGCGCAACGGAAAAGCTCCGCCTTGAGCGCGAGGCCGCCGGTATACCAACTCCCGCGCCCGCCGAGGAATACATCGGCCCAGCCCCAGAATCTGCTGAAAGCGAAACGCCGCCCGATTGGGCACAGAAGACAGCCGACACGGCTGTGAAGCTAGCAGCCGTGCTTACCAAGGCAGCAAAGCCCGCCCCCGTGCGCCGCAGGCCTTCCGCCGCATCCCGGCTCCGCAACTTTGGTCGCACCCTCTAAAACGAAATCACACGGCATTGTGCTCGCCGTCACATCACAACTTATAATTGCATCGTACGATGCATTCAGATCAGGAAAGAGAGGGAGGGGTGAAATGCGGAACGAAATGTTATTGCAAGCCCTCACGAAGCGCTTAGGCGAACCGTGCGTGATTTTACACCAGCTTGAATTGGATCATGTAACCACGCTTGGAGTGTTTGGAGACCCCGATAACGCTTGCTATGAGTGGTTCATCTGGGGCGGTGAGGGGAACCTGCAAACCTCTGACCGGCAATACGGAATGACGTTGGCTGCACTCAGGGACGTGTTGAACGAGGCGTGGCCCGCATGAAAGACAAAATCACAGAGCGGCAATACCTCGATTTTCAAGCGGCGTTCGATTTCTTCAACGCTCAACTCTTTGCGAACTCGCTGCCTCAAGTGCTTGTCACTCTCCAGCGTCACGCCAAGGCGCGCGGATACTTCGCTCCGGAACGCTTCCACGGGCGCGGTAACAAAGTCACCATCCATGAGATTGCTCTCAACCCCGATTGCTTCTGTGATGAGACAGACGAGCGCATTCTCTCCACCCTGGCTCACGAGATGGCTCACCTGTGGCAGCAAGCTCACGGCCACGCCCCGCGCCGCTGCTACCATGACCGGGAGTGGGCGGGGAAGATGAAAGCCATTGGCTTGCAGCCCACCACGACGGGCGGTCCCGATGGCAAAGAGACGGGCCAGCATGTCACACACTTTGTTGTGAAGGGTGGTCCCTACGCCTGTGCTTATGCCAAGCTCAAGGCCAAGGGGCTAAAACTCCGCTGGGAGTCACCCGCGCCGATGGCCGCCGAGGCCAAAGCCAAAAAAGACAGCAAGACAAAGTTCACCTGCCCAGTGTGCGAACAGAACGCCTGGGCTAAGCCAGATGCCGTGCTGATCTGCGGCAATTGCTTTGAAGATGATCCCAGCGACCCGCAAACCATGCTGGCCAACTCATAGGGCCGCCTAGCGCGCCCTTATCCATTCTAAATCTGCATAAATTAGCGTTGTTTTCGCAATGTTGCCCATAGTCAAACTATGGGCAACTTACTCAATCCAGCTACGCCAATCAACCAATTCTATGATTCCGATATTCCGCTGGAGCCCACCGACCTCCGCGCCGGAGACTCGTGGAATTGGGAGCGCGTGTTCCCTGATTTCCCCAGTGGACTCTACCAGCTCAAGTACATCCTCAACAGCGCCGCTAACCGCTTTGTGATCGACGGAACGCTGGCTACTAACCCGCCCATCACCCCCGATAGCGACGGCCAAACCTTCGACATTCAAGCGTCCGCCACGCTCACCGCGACCTGCCCCTCTGACACCTATCAGATGGTGGCTATTCTGATTGGCATTGCTGGCACCACGGCTGCCGGCGAGCAAGTTACCTTGCCGTTGCAGGACGTGATTGTTTCGCCCAACCTGGCCACCGCCACCGGTCCCGTGGATACGCGCACCGAAGTCAAGAAAAACCTCGATGCCGTCAACGCATGTCTCCTGGGCAACACTGATCCCAGCGTTTCGGAATACATGATTAACGGCCGCCAGCTCAAACGTTTCCCCCGCGCCGACCTCATCAAAGAGCGTTCGTTTTGGCGCGCTCAATACAAAGCCGAACTCCGCGCCAAGGGTGAGTATTGCCCGCGCCGCGTGATCGGTTTCCGCTTCACAGCGAGTATGTAAGGGAGCCACATGAACAGTTATCCAATGTACAGCAGCCCGCTCGATTACGAGGCAGACAAAAGCGCCTCTAAGCCAGCGGAGCCGGAGCCGAAAGAATCGCTACGTGAGCGGATGGAAACCCGTTGCGGTGTGGATCGGACGGAAGTATTTCGCCGCCGTCGTGATGTCTTCAAACCGCAATCGCGTAAGTAAGGGAGCCGCATGGCACACGTTGAACCTATCAATCGAAGCATCGTTTCCCGGTTTCGCGGCGCTATTGACGTGTTTCTCGGCAAGCGCTCGCTCACCTCCGATTCCACGCTGGCCCAACTCGGCGGCGGCAGTGGATACTCCGGTTTCCAGGCTGCAAAGCAGAACCGGCTCAATGTCGATTGGCCCTCTGCATCGCGCTCCGCCGATCAGGACTTGCAGGTTGATCTGCGCAAGCTCCGCGCCCGCGCCCGTGATCAGGCTATCAACTCGCCCATCGCTTCCCGCTTCCTGGGCATGGTGCGCGCCAACGTTGCCGGCCGCCACGGCGTCAAGCTGGCTTTCAAGGTTGCCCAGGCACGCAAGAGTAAACAGAGCAATGGCCTCGACGAAAAGGCCAATGAAGAGTTGCGCCGTGCGTGGCGTGAATGGGGCAAGAAAGGTTCCTGCACCGTTTGTGGCCGCTACTCATGGCGCGAGGTGCAACGGCTCATCACAGAGAACACAGGCCGCGATGGAGAGCAACTTATCCGCAAGGTCTACGTGCCCAAAACCGTCAACCCGTTCGGCTTTCAGATACAACTCATCGACGCCGATCAGCTTGACGACAATTTCAACCTCATGGGCCGCGCCGATGGAACACAGGTTCGCATGGGCGTCGAGGTAGATCAGTACCAAAAACCGCTGGCCTATCACATCTTTCAGGGCAACCCCTACGAAGCCTCTTTCGGTTCATCCAATCGCCAGCGCATTCCCGCCGATCAAATCATTCACTGGATTGTGGCCCACCGCACCGGCCAGACGCGCGGTTATCCGTGGATGGCCTCGGGCATGGGGCAGTTGCGAATGCTTGACGGGTATTTCGGGGCGGAGTTAGCGGCCGCGCGCATCGGCGCATCCATCCTCATGTCAATCGAGACGGCCAAGGATGCCGATCCCGATGCCGACGAAATTGAGGGTGACGGCATCAACGCCGATGGCTCCAAAGCTATCGACATTGGTTTTGGCAGCGCCCTCGACCTCACGGGCACCGGTGCCACGCTCGAAGATCACACCCCAACGCATCCCACCAACGCCTTTGATTCATTTACCAAGCAATCGGGGCGGCTCATTGCATCCGGTTTCAACGTCCCTTATCACTCGCTCTTCAATGATCTCAGCGGCGTCAATTACAGCTCCGCGCGCATCGGCGAGATGGAGGTTCGTGAGTTTTGGATGGAGATGCAAACCTCGTTTATCGATAACGTGACAGAGCCCATTTACGATGCGTGGCTCGGCGCGGCCCTGCTCAATCAAGCTATTGCCCTGCCCTTTGCGGATCGCAAGCGGTTCTGTGGCGAGTTCATCAAGTGGGAGCCGCGCCGCTGGCCGTGGATCGATCCTCTCAAGGATGTGCAGGCTAACACGTTGCTAGTGCAAAACGGTTTTGATACCCACGAAAGCATTCTCAACAGCGTGGGCCGCGACTTGGAAGAAACCTACACAGAGCTATCCCGTGAGCAAAAACTTGCGGATGAGTTAG